GTCTACTACAATATATGCTTCTGTAAAGAATAAAGGAACAGGAGTGGCTACTATTCAAATAGCAATGTCAGTGATACAACTAGAGGCATAACGATGAGCGAATTAAAAGAATATATTGTCACTCTAAAAAATAGAGATGACCTAGATGCTTTCTATGAAGACATGGAAAGTCCTGGAGGAAATTTATATATTCCTAACCGTGTAGTCGAGTGCGCTCATAGAAGAGAAATAAGTCGTAGCACACACTACATGTTAAGTGATGCCGAAGTAGAAGAATTAAAAAAAGATTCAAGAGTTTTTGCAGTCGAATTAACACCCGAGCAACGAGGAATCTCTGTTAGGTCTAGTTTTACACAAACAGGCAACTTTAACAAAAGCGGTGCATTTCAAACCTCTTACAGAAATTGGGGATTACTACGATGCGTAGAAGGACAGCAACGAACTGGCTGGGGTTCTAACGGAACTCAAAATATAAATGCTACCATCACTGTTAATGCCGAAGGTAAAAATGTCGATGTCGTCATAGTTGATGGTCACTTTAATCCAGAACATCCAGAATATGCAGTTAACAGCGATGGCACTGGCGGCTCCAGAGTAATACAGTACAATTGGTATCAGCATCGTGTTGGCGGCGGCACTTATGTGTATACCCCTTATACAGGTACAGGTGCCGAAGGCGATAATAATCATGGAGCACACGTTGCTGGCACTGCCTGCGGTAATACACAAGGTTGGGCACGTTCAGCAAATATCTATAACATAAATCCCTACAGCACAAATCCAAACGGAAATATTCCAACATTCATATTTGATTACATTAGAGGATTTCATGCGGCAAAGGCAGTCAACCCTGCTACAGGAAGAAAAAATCCAACTATAACAAATAACAGTTGGGGATTTTCATATACCGTTGTTGCTTCTACTATCACTGAAATCTTTTATAGAGGCACTCTGATAACCGGTCCGTTTACTACTGCTCAACTAGCCAGTTATGGTTTGATAACTGTTAACTCTTTTGGAACTAATTATTTGATTATTCCTGCGAGAGTTGCGGCTGTAGAACAAGATATTGTTGATGCCATCGACGACGGTATTCTTGTAGTAGGTGCCGCCGGAAACGATTCAGCAACACTAGGATTACCAAACGATCCAGATTGGGAAAACTATATAATGACAACCAGCGGCCTGTATTACAC